CACTTGGTAAAAATGCTTTTGTGGTTGTGGTAAATACGATATTTCATTCTGATGACCTGCCCTCAAGACTTTTAAAAGAAATAGAAGAAGAAAAACTCAAAAACTGGTTAGGCTTAAGATTTTCAGCTATTTTAGAAGATGGAACACCTTTATGGAAAGAAATGTGGTCTATTGAAGATTTAGAAAAGAAAAAAAGAGCTTTAGGCTCTGTTCACTTTTCAACAGAGTATCTAAATGAGCCACTATCAGAAGAAGACATGATATTCAAACCCTCTTGGATACAGCATTACAACATTTTAGAGATAGCTGGCAAAAAATTAGACAAAGTAATGGCAGTAGACCCAGCCACAGGAAAACAAACAGGGGATTACTCTGCGATTGTGGTTGTAGGAAAAGACAAAGAAACAGGAATTTACTATGTATTAGACACATTTGCCGAGAAAATATCAGACCTTAGGCTAATAGAAAAAATAATTGAGAAATACCAGATATACCAGCCCTCAAAAATCGTATTTGAAACAATCGCTTTTCAAGAGATATACAAAAACCAAGTAATGAGAGAAGCAAGTAAAAGAGGAATACATTTGCCTATAAAACCAGTTAAATCAACAGTTCAAAAAGAAGTAAGAATACAAAAGCTATCACCATTAATTGAAAATGGTTTAATTAAATTTAAAGAAAATCAAAAAATGCTTATAGACCAGCTTTTAGAGTTTCCAAAAGGCTCTCATGATGATTTACCTGATGCCCTTGCATTTGCAATAAGTGAATTTGAAAACAAACCAAACTTTGTATTTAAAGGAGTAAGACTGCCATGGCTATAGAAAAGTGGGATATAGATTACCAGTTTTTAAAAGATGCATACAGAGGAACTGGAGGATTTTTAGATGGGAGCTACCTTGTTAGATTTCCAAAAGAAAGCAATGAAAAATATTTAAACAGAATAAAACTTGCTATAAATCCGAATGTAGTAAAGAAAGTGGTAAATAGCATATCAGGTCACATATTCAAGACATCTCCAGTAAGGAAAATAGAAAGCAAGTTTTATGAGCGGTTTTGTGAAGACACAGACAGAAAAGGCACAGACATAGACGAGAAAATGAAGCAGATACTAATACAGACAATGATTTACGGAACACTTTTTATAATTATAGACAAACCCAGACTACAGGCAAAAACAAAACTTGATGAAATAAGGAATAATATCTTTCCATACATAGCGATAAGAAAGCCAACACACCTGTATAACTTTGAAACAGACGAATACGGCAATTTAGAGTTTATTCAGTTCAAAGAAACAACAAAAGACAATAAAGTCTTTTACAGAACTTTCACAAAAGACAACTGGTATTTATCACAGGACGACCAGCTTAAAAGCATAATAGACAGCGGACAACATAAACTTGGAGTTGTTCCAGTTATACCATTTGTTTTACAGGATATAGATGATGAAGAGCTATTAGAACCGCCTTTCATACTTGAAATAGCTTATATGCAAAAGGATTTATATAACGCAATATCAGAGCTTAGAAGCATCTTAAGAGATAACACATTTCCAGTCTTAACATATCCAATAAAAGACGAAACAGAAGCCCAGAAACTACAAAACACAGAAGTCCTACTTTCTACCCAAAATGGCTTATTTTACAATCCAGAAGCAGGAGCAAAACCAGAATACATAGCCCCACCTTCTACACCTGCAGACCAGCTACTTAATTATGTAGACTGGCTGATAAGACAGATTTTCAAACAAGTAAACCTTGATTTTTCAGGAAGTAATGAAAGTGGAATATCCAAAGAGTATGACTATCAAGAGTTTACAAAAATGCTTGCAAACTTTTCACAAGCTTTAGAAAGCTTAGAGTATAAAATTGCAAACCTAATAGGCTTATGGATAGGTGAAGAGTTCACAGGATACATTGAATATAACAAAAAATACACAATTATGGATGCTAAAGAAACAATTCAGATGGTATTAGAAGTATTAGATAGACCGGACATACCGCCAATATTACAAAACGAAATTTGGAAAAAGATTACAAGAACAATATTTAATGATACTTATGACGAAAAACAACTTGAAGCACTGGAAGGAGCAATTGATAGCAGAGAGGATTGGGAAGTGAAAATGAGGCAAGAGGGGGTATTGGGAGAGTAGTTATTTCCCCTCTTGTGCCTTTTTAGAGAGTTTTTTATCCAACTTTTCTAACAAATTCACACCGAATAAAATTACGGGTATTGAAAGAATTAGCAAGGTAAAAAGTAATAAATAGTATTCAGTCATTGTCATTTTTCTTTCCTCCTTTTCTTATAAAAAACATACCAACCATTACAACTATAATGTAAGCCAATACAGAAAAAATCACAACATAAGGATTAAATTCCCCTTTCGTCAACGGTTGGATTATTGAAAATACAATAATAGCAACTCCAATATTAAGTAAGTGCTTACCGAATTCCTTTAAATCTTCCCTTTCCATCATAGTTTTCCTTTTTCTTCAAGGTATCTCAAAATACATCTTTCAAAAAATTCATTTCGGCTTGAGTATTCTTTATCTTCCTTTAGGGTTTCGTCAAGGAGTTTGAGTAATTCGGGGTTTATTTTCATGGATACAACCCTGCTTCTATCTCTCAAAAGTTTAGCGACTTTTTCTATATCCATCTTAAACCTCGTTGATTAGTATTACTTTTAATA